GTGGAACGGAGGCGAGCTCGCGCGCGAGATCGCGGAAGCAAAAAAAGTAAACGCAAGAGGAGGATAAGACATGCAAGGTGGACACAATAAAAAGATAATGAGCAATGAAGATTACATGGCTAAAGTCATGCGAGAGGTTTGGGGTGGTGATGAAAAGAGGATCGATAAAGAGACTTTGGACAAAATACTTGAGAGCTTACCGGCGCCTGACTGGATAGGGAGCTACGGAAAACAGCTTTGGAACGAGATATTACCTCGGCTCGTTGCGTTCGAGGTATTAAAGAAGAACGATTTACCTGTTTTTGAGGCTCTTTGCAGTAACTACGACCTTTATCGCCGCGCTGATGATGAAATTGCGGCGCAAGGGCTTGTCGTTGCTGGCGACAGAGGCATTGCCAAGAAAAATCCGGCCGTCGAAATCCGAGAAAAGGCATGGAAAAGCTTTTTGTCAGCGGCGGAACATTTTGGGTTGACGCCGCTAGCGAGGAACAGGTTGCAGGTAATACCGAGCGAAGTAGATGATGAATTTGGCGACCTAATCGACTAAAGCAAAGACCTTAACCAGTTTTAATGGGTGGGGTCTCTTTTTATATCAAAAAACAACTTCAATTAGTAGTTGACAATATTTTATGGGCGAGTATAATTAATGTAGGCGAAGTTAAGTATTTTAGATTCGAGGTGGAAGAAATGAAGCAGAAATTCGTACCGCCAATTCCGCGGCCTGAGTGGCCGGACTTGCTGACGGCTCCAGATTTATCAGACATGATGAACGGCTGGCTTGGCGTAAACAGAGCATATGAGCTTTTTCAAGCCAACCTTTTTCCAATTCAGAGAATAGGGCCGGCAAAGGTAGTAACGGCGGCTGACTTTTTCAGTTGGCTCGATGGTAGCGACCTTTGGGCGCGTTGCATGAAGGCCGTCGATGCACTTTGGGACGAGACCGAAGAGTATATCACGGTAAAAATCCCGGTCGACAGCATAAAAAAACTACCTGATGAGGTTAAAAAATTGCTGAAAAAATAAAGTTTGTACTGGTACTGCTCCCAGTACATTGGCTCTTTTTTCAAGTAATTCCTTTCGCGTCGGCCGATAACCGGCGCGCCGTCCTGAGCCGGACGGATTTTATCTCCCATAGCCGGGGCGGCTAATCACCGCCTCGGCGAAAACAACAACAGCGCGAAGTATAACGCCGAAGCTGATACGACAAGCGCGTAGATACACCGAAGAGATCACCGCAGAACGCGCATAACGCCTAAGGTTAAACGCAGAGCGCGACACTCAATCGAAGCATAGACGCCGTAACGCAAGGCCGGAGTAAAAGGGAGGAAGAAAAACAAAAAAACAAGGAGTGGTTTTGATGGATAAAACAAGACAGTTACTAGAACAGCGCGCCGAAATTTGGGATCGCGCAAAGGCGATGGTAGATAAAGCCGAAGCCGAAAACCGCGACTTTACGGCAAAAGAACAACAAGAATACGAAAGGATGCTTGAAGAAATGGACGCGCTATCACAGAGAGTAAAAAGGCTTGAAGCTCAAGATGAGCAAGATCGCGAATTGGACAAGCCCATAAATTCGCTTTTCAGGGTGCCTCTCACGAGCGAGGCCGGAACAAAGCCTAAGGGGCTCTACCGCAGTTTATTCGGCGAGCCGAAAAAGTCAGAGTGGAAGCACTTTGGCGAGTTTGCGCAGGTTGTGTTAACGAACGCGACCGACAGCAGGGCTATTAGGGCCGCGCAGGTGGAAGGCATCGGAAGCGCCGGCGGCTTTGTGGTTCCGGATCAATACGTGGCCACTTGGCTCGATAGTGCGCTTGAAGACGAGATCGTGAGGCCGCTTGCGACCGTTTATCCCATGACGACAAAGACGGCCTACGTTCCGGGCTGGGACTCTTTCGACCGCACCGGCGGAAGCTTATATGGCGGGTTAAAGCTTGAAATGGTATCGGAAGGCGACCCGGCCGGGAAACAGGCCGCAAGGGTGCGGGCTATAGAATTGACCGCAAAGACCGGCGTTATCTACGTTGACGTCTCGAGCGAGCTCGCCGAAGATGTATACATCTTTGGTCGAGCACTCGAGAACGCCTTGCGCGGTGCCATTGCATACGGCCTCGACACGCAGTTTATCGCCGGCAAGGGCGGCGCCGAGGCGCTTGGCATCCTTAACGCCGACTGTGCAATTGAAGTAAGCGGCACGGGCGCGAGCAACGGCGCGGTGCAATACGAACATATTGTAAAGATGTTCGGCCGCATGCATCCGGCAGGCCGCAGGCGCTGCGTATGGCTTGCGAACAACGACTTGCTGGAGAAGCTATTAAACGTATACATACCGACCACAGAGGGCAACGTTATCTTTCCTATGCAGTTGGACGGCCGTGGCGGATATACCATGTTAGGCCGACCGGTAATCTTTACCGATATCCTACCAGCAGTAGGTGAGGGCGGCGACTTGGTATTGGTTGACTTCAGTCAATACGCGGTCGGCTTGCGCCGTGAGGTTACTCTCGAGCGCTCGAATGCGCCGGGGTGGTCAGAGCGGCTTATAAGCTTTAGGGCCACGATCCGCTTTGACGGGCAACCAACGTGGCCGTCTCCACTTACTCCGCAAAACGGACAGGAACTCTCGCCGATAGTCAAAATCGAGCCGAGAGCATAGGGAGGTATAGAGAGATGAAATTTATACCCGAAGATGTAATCCCGATCGTAGGTGCCGCGCCGGCAACCACGAACGGCGGCATCACGGCAAGCTACATAAGCCTTAAAAATACACAAAAAGCGTGGATCGTTGTAACGCTTAAACAGGCCGTGGGGCATGCAACGGCGATCACGCCTAAGCAGGCCACGGCCGTTGCCGGCACCGGTGCCAAGGGCTTTGACAAGGACTTAGAGATTTGGGCGAACGAGGACGTGGCCGCATCCGATGCGTTAATACAGCAGGCCGCAGGCAAGAGCTACACGGTCGCCAACACGGCAAAAAACAAGCTCGTCGTGTTTGCAATCGATCCGGCGAAGCTCGACACGGCTGGCGGCTTTGACTGCGTTGGCGTAACGATTGCCGACAGCGGGCAGGCGACGAATTTGGCAAGCGTTCTTTACCTTGTAGAGCCGAGGTTTTTGGGCGGCGAAGTGTCGGTAGTCAAAGATTAGCGATTAACCGGCGGAGAGGGGAGTTTAACTCCTCTCTCCGTTAAAAATAGCGCTCTAGGAGCGCCTAGAAGGCGCCTAACTTAGGCGACAAGGCATATTACACCTACTAAGTTTTGATAATTCGGCCTTGGGGCGCAAGGAGAAAGTAAACAGGAGACATAACCGAAGTTTACGAAAAAACGGTTATTTTAATAAGGAAAAGGAAAACGCACCGTTCGGAGGCGATAGGGGCGCATGAAGAAAGCAATAGGTTACACGCGAATAAGCAAGGACGGCCGACTCTCCGATAGCGTGTCGCTTGAAATGCAAGAGCAACGCATAGCCGATTATTGCAAGCTCATGGGCCTTGAAGTCGTCGAAATGATCAAGGAAAACGGAATATCGGCGGCAATTCCGCTTAGCGAGCGGCCGGGCGGGAAAAGGTTAACCGACCTGATAAAGAACAAGCAAGCGGGCCATGTCGTCGCGCTAAAGCTGGATAGGCTCTTTCGCAACGCCGAAGACGCGGCAAGGCAGACGCGCGAATGGGACAAGCTGGGCGCGGTACTGCATTTGGTCGATATGGGCGGCGCCACGATCAACACCGGCACGGCCGTCGGCCGGTTGTTTTTTAACTTACTGGCCGGCTTTGCCGAGTTTGAACGGAACATGATCAAAGAGCGCACGTCAGAGGCCTTGCAATACAAGAAGAAAAACATGCAGGTTTACGGCGAGATACCGTATGGCTTTGATAGGGTCGGCGACTCGCTGGTCGTCAACGAAAAAGAACAAGAAATTATAGAAAAGATAATAACTTGGCGTTCGCAAGGGTGGTCGGTGAGAAAAATCATGGAAGAACTCAACGCGCGCAATGTGCCGGCGAAAAAGGGCGGGCAATGGTGGCCGCAGACGGTTCGCAGAATATTAAAAACAGCAGAAAAGGGGGGGTAGTGATGCAATACGTAGCGATAAAGGAAGATCAATGGTTTGTGTCGTGTCCGATATGCGGTCGCATTATCGACTTGAGCGACGTCGAAACTACAGCTTGCGAACACTTAGACGTCGAGGGTTACATCACGCCTCGCGGGCCTTTCGAGAGTGGATATGATGTTTGGTTTAGACAATAAAAAAAGGCCGCGAGCAGGCGGCCGGAAAGGAGATACACCGTTATGCATAGTATAACACAAGATCGAACAAAAATAACAGAATACGCAAAGAAATATTACGATTTAGGGCTTTCGATAATCCCGGTGAGCACCGAGAAAACGCCGCTTATCGAATGGAAAAAATATCAAAAAGAGAGACCAAGGCTAAGTGAGATCGCTACTTGGTTTAATTCATCGTTCTTTACCGGTGCCGGCATAGCGATCGTAACCGGTGAGGTATCCGGCGTGGTTGTCGTTGATTTTGACGGAGAAGAAGGCCTTGCCATGATGAAAAAACTCGATATCGGCGAGACGCCTATCGTAAAGACAGGAAAAGGCTATCACGTCTACTACAAGCATCCGGGGTTTACTTGCAGGAACTTTGCGAGGAAGCGGCCGGGACTGGACTTTAGGGGCGATGGCGGTTGCGCCGTTGCGCCGCCGAGCGCACATCCGAGCGGCAAATATTACGAGTGGATCAAGGCACCTTGGGAGGTGGAATTTGCGCCTTGTCCGGCTTGGCTGATCGAGATGCTGAACGAGAAGCCTAAAGGGATCGCTGACGGAAATCAAGAGGATGTAATCCCGGAGGGACAACGCAATGCGTTTTTAACCTCGCTTGCCGGCTCCATGCGCCGCCGCGGCATGACTCCAGAGGCCATAGCGGCGGCGTTGAAGGTTGAAAATCAAAATCGTTGCTATCCGCCATTACCTGATAGAGAAGTTGAGGAGATAGCAAAAAGCATAGGGCGCTATGAGCCGGAGGTTGAAGCATACCTACCGGAAATTGACGCAAATAATAATTGCCTACCGGATGTATCGAACCAAGCGATAGCCGCATTGATGGCGGCAAACAAAGAAGACCCACGTTTGTTTTTACATGCGGGGCCTGTGAGGATTGAAAAGAACGATCATGGCGACTTGGTTGCAGTCGAGATTGACGTTGATCGGATGCGCTACGAAATGGCGCGATGCGCTAATTGGTACATTATAGGAAAAGACGGCGTAAAAAGACGTAGCAAGCCGCCGCTTGATGTAGTGCGAGATGTGCTAGTTTCGCCGTTAAGGTTTCCTGTTTTAACTTCAATCGTTCACGTTCCTACCTTTGCGCCTGACGGAACGTTGCAGGATAAGCCGGGCTATCAACCGGCCACAAAGACGTATTATGTGCCACACAGCGGGCTGGTTATTCCTCGTGTGCCAAGTAAACCTGATAGGGGCGACATAGAAGGAGCTAAAACGTTTTTACTGGACGAATGGCTTGGCGACTTTCCTTTTGCGAGTGATGCGGATAGAGCGCATGCCTTAGCATTGCTATTATTGCCGTTTTGCCGATCTATGATTGACGGCCTAACGCCTTTGCATTTTGTGGAGGCAAGCGGACAGGGCGCAGGCAAAGGCTTATTGGCTAAAACATTGCTTAGCATATCATGCGATGGGGGAATTGGGATAATACCGCCGCCGAGGGATGAAGAAGAAATAAGGAAGGCTATAACGGCAAGACTGCGCGAAGGCAGGGCGGCCTTTTTGATTGATAACGTAACGCGGCTGGACTCGGCCGTTTTGTCGGCGGCGCTGACGGCTGATATATGGGACGACCGGCTTTTAGGACGCAATCAGACCGTGAGGCTCCCTATTAGGTGGGTATGGGCCGCGACCGGCAATAATGCAATCGTGAGCACCGATATAGCTAGGCGAGCTATAAGAATTAGGCTAACACCGGAGGACGAAAGGCCTTGGTTGCGTAGAGACTTTAGGCATCCTGAGTTGTCGGCGTGGACGGCAAAACACAGGGGCGAGCTTATATATGCGGCATTAACGCTTATCCAAGCTTGGGTGGCGGCCGGCAGGCCGGAGGCCGACGTTACGCCGTTAGGATCTTTTGAAAACTGGACGCGTGTCATGGGTGGGATATTACAACATGCCGGCGTTCCGGGGTTTTTGGGAAACATCCTTGAATTCTACGAACTTGCCGACAGTGAGAGCGCGGTTTGGCGCGAATTCCTCGAGGTTTGGTGGCAAAGGTATGGAGACAAAAAAGTGAAAGTATCGGAGCTTTTTCCACTTGCCTTGGAGATAGAAAACTTTGACTTAGGCAAGGGGGCGACTGAAAGGGCGCAAAAAATAACATTCGGCAGAAAGATTGCCGCTATGAGGGACAGAATATTTAACGGTAAAAAAATTTGTAGCGCAGGGATTGAACACAAAACAACGTGCTGGCGGCTTGTTTTAATTAAGCAGCGCGAAGAATATCCCCCTAACGCAAATTACAAGAATTGAGTAACCGCAAGGGGTTTTGGCATATTGGGGGGGATATAGGGGGATATAGGGGGATATTCCTATACTGGCGAAATTTCAAAACATCGTGAATATAATAACATAGTTTTGAAATATAACTAGTGGGGAAATATCCCCTAATATCCCCCACATCCCCCCAATGGGTGGTAAGAATTAAGTAATAGCAAGGGTTTTTGCGATGGGGATATAGGGGGATATTCTATAAAATAATAAGTTAGGATACTAAAGAAAAGGTGCATATCTTATCTTTTTCGCAAGGTAACGTAAAAAGATACACACACATACACCTTAAAGGTGAAATAGAAAGTAGGGGGATTTTATCGTCACTATCGTCACTATCGTCACTTTTATATATAGATAGAACATAGGGGGAAATTGCTGTCATTGCTGTCATGCTGTCATAAAAAGGGAGGTTGAAGATGAGCAGGACAAAGCAGGCTGAAATAAGCAGGCTAATCTTAGATTACGTAAAGCAACACGGCTCGGTAACGTTTATAGATTTACAAAAACATATGGAGAAATTTATTGATCCATACGGCAAATACGCCATGGAGTACGAGCCTAACGCCACAATTTGGTTTTACATGAGCAAAGAGTTTGCGGAGGCAATACAAAGTTTGCTGGACGAAGGAACGCTTAGGCTTATCTACTCATCGGAGCTTGAATACTTAAAGGCCGGCGTAATCGTAACGCTACCGGTTGCGGGAAAGAGGCCGCCAAGGCGAGGATACAAAAAACGTCGATGGATGCCGCTTGCATTGGAGATAAACGATAAAAAGGAGAAGAAAGGATGAAAAGAGACAGGATAACGTGTCCAGAGTGCGGCAATGACTTGGGGCCTAGGCAACCATTGCCGCGAACGCTGACGCTATGCAAGCGTTGTAATCTTTGGGTCGATAACCAAGGCCGGCCGCAACCGCGGCATATAAGCGAGATATTACCTAAGGTGATGGCTGGCCTTGCGGCGAAACATGAGAAGGCAAAAAGAAAGAGAGCTAAGGCGGCGTGATGGGGAGGGAGGGGGGTCGAAATTTACGGAAGGCGACCGCTGTGGAACGGGCGCGAGGT